CCTCTTTAGGTTCCTCTGGCTCTTCTATTTCCTGTGGGTGTACGCTTACATCTATCTCTGGCTTTGGCTCGGGTTTTGGCTTTGGCTTTTCATCCAATTCATCCGGCAGATCCTCGCCTTGATAGATGTACAAACCTAGACCATGCATGGCTATTGCTTTCACAAGGCAACGCATTCTGGCTTTGTTGATTGCTTGTGCATCTGGGTTTTTGATAGCGCGGTTCATGTTATCCATAACAGCAAGCCACATTGTATGCGTAGCACCATCAATCGTTACGCTGCACCGAACTTCTCGAGTGTTATCTGGATAGACAATATCCTCAAGTAATTCATAAGATGCGTTCTTTACATTGTTCTGAACGTGCTTCCAAGCATCTGCCCAGGACAAATAATCAAAGCGTCCTTTCTTTTCCTTATCGTCATTCACGTTTAATGCTGAAAGTGTTTTCCAAGTATTGTTCATTTTATTTTATCCTCACTGTTACGCCTTCGTAGCCCACCTTGGAGCGACATCCTGGCACTGGTTCACCATCATCTAAAATCTTTTTGATTGCTCTTAGATCAGGTTTTGATGTTGTTACTTTAAGTTGTGTTGGCACTTGTGCCTCGTCAACTACCTCAACTGACCATCGAGGTTTAGTTATGCTTACCGTTGCGAGTGCATGGTTTACTTTCTTTACGCCCATCGCATTGAGTAAGTGCTTCATTTGTTGGTTTATGGCATCCGCTTTGGTTGCCATTTTATCAGCTCGTCTTTTGTATTGCTCAGCAAGCTCTTTGTTTGCGGCTTCGTAGCCCAACACTTCCAGCCGTTCTTGAATGAGTTTTGCTAGTACGTCAACAATGTCTGTCTCTCCGTCTAACGTATCAAGAAAAGTATCCTCATCATCTTTGCAAATCTCTCGAATACTATCAGCAATTCGCCTGATCTCTTCGTATTTAATAAACATAATTCCAACCCTTCTCTGTTATTTTCCACACGATCTCAGTGTTTCCAAACTCATTTTTGCGCCTTGTTTCTGTGTCAAGAATGCAATTTATTTCTTGCAATTCAGTGAGGCGCGGCCTTACACTGAGGATTGATAGCCCGAGGTTCTTTGCAAGCTCACTGCCTGTCCTTGCTTCTCCGCACTGTGCAAGGCCGCAAAGAATTTGTAGTCTCCTCCCGACTACCCTCGGAGCCACCTTGTGCGCTGTCGCAATCTCCGTATCGGAGCCATCGCGGTGGTGCATTTTTTTTACTTCAACTTGATCAATCATTTTCTTCTTCCTCCTCTAAATCAAAAAATCTCATTACTATTTCATCCGGATCTTGCTCAAACTCTGTGAGCCGTTCACAGTCAACGCTCGTTTCTTTTATGGCGCTGTGAATAAGCGCAATCAATTCGTCTTTTGTCATGGTTAGCCCTCCGCTTGTATTGCTTTGAATGATACTAGGGGCGCTCCATCATCGCCTAGTTCTGCTAATATCCAATCTGTGCGCTTGTGCCATTTGTGTTCAAATATACCGCAATCAATCAGCGCGTTTCCTAAATCATGATGCTCATCTCTTAGCTTGCAAAACTTCTCAGATATTGTGCCTATTGGCATTTCACCGCTTTCAAAGTCTTGCTCTAATTGGTTTCTTAAATAGCTTTTAACTATGGTAAAAAATGATTTATCCTTTGGTAAAACTATAAAAGTATTTTCTTTTGATAAACCACCGGCTGCACAATCCCCACCGGTGGCAACTAAACAATAATCAAAACTCATGCTAAAACTCCTGCTATTACAAGCCACATATAGAACGTGCCAAACAAGCACACCCCACCAACTATTGCTTCAATCCAATCTTTCATTGTTCCCACCTTTCAATAAAATCTGTTACAAATTCTTTCTGATCTTCGGTTAAGGTATAACAAGTAATAACCGCCTGAGCGTCTGCTTCTTTGTCATCAATGCTGTCTTGCTTACCTAACCATTCACCCCACTCATCAACTAGAAGGCTGTGATATTTAGACTTTAAAAGCTCCTCTACAAACTCTATAGCCTCCGCCATTGTTTCAAAGTCTTTGCTAAATTCTGTTGTGTCTCCGTCACCGTACTCACCATTTAATTGGACATTAAATCTGTAGTAAGTCTGACCCTCTTTAAGATCGTGATGTAGGTCACTCCATTGATGATCTTCCCAATCCATCCAAACTCGTAAAGCTCTGTCGGGGTATTTTTCTGTAGGCATCATCTTGCACACATGAGGCATAGCTTCATTATGCCAACACTCGTCAACAAAATCATATTTAGATAAATCTGTTAAAAGCTTTTCAAATCCTTGCTTGTCATCAAAGTTTGAAAATTGATTATGAATTGATCTTTGTTCTATTACTTGTGTCATTGCTTTACCTCTTCAATTTTATAAGCGCCCTCAAAGCACTCACCTTCAAGCCAATCAAATAAAATGTTTTCTAAGTCTATAATCTGATCGCTTTCATATTCTCCACGATCAACCATCATGTAATATTTTTTATCACCATCGTTATTTTTAAGAATGTGGTAATAGTTTTGAATATAGTCCGGCTTTGTTGGAATGTCTTGATCTTCCGTCAAATAAACAAAACCATCCATTTTATTCTCTTCGTAATCAAACCAGTTTTTAACTTCTAATTTTCTGAATGTAGTAATTGTCATTCTCTAAGCCTCCTATTGATGCGCGACATGTAAATATAATTTACGCTTGCCGGATAGTTTCTTACCAATCGCAATAGCTGCCTCTCTCATGGCTGTTTCACCAACGCCATGAATATTCTTACTAAGTTTTATTCCGGCCTGCTCTAAAGCTGCTTGCATTGAAGCGCTCTCTTTACAGTAACCACCGCCGCCGGCGTTACCGTATCCACTACCATATTGATCTTTACCAAAGAACCACGCGACACAATGACAAACAGTGGAACCCCAATAAAATCTAAATGTTGCCACTGTTCCATTACTTCGGCCTAGATTATCATCAGTGGCTTTTGATGGGTCAATGATTGTTATTTCCTTATAAAAGTTATTGCTTACTCTGTCGCGCTTTGCGCCTATCTCGTTATCTTTTAGATTTACTTTATTAACTTTCATTTTGTTTTGTCCTTCCTATAAACTAACAAATCACATATTGATTAATCTAGTGATACCAGATTATATGTCAAGTGGTATCACATAATTAATTTATTGAGAGGCGTTTTTGCTATGAAAAAAAGGAAACAAATAATAAAAAATAATGAGAACTTGGTAAACTTTACAGTTCGCATACCGTCAACCAGCAAGCAGCGGTTGATCGATTTTAGCAATAAAACAAATCAATCTCAGGCATTAATTATAAGTAATTTAATCAGGGATCATTTACCTGGACAAGCTGTTTCACTAGCGCCGCCGCCGTTTCCTATCGAACAAAGCGCAGATGATTTTAAGCAAGAAATTAAAGACTGGCTAACGAACCATGAAAAGAATTGATTTTTGGATGCAGGGTGAACCAGTTGGAAAAGGTCGACCAAGATTTACGCGACAAGGCAGAGCTTACACGCCCAAAAAGACGCGAGATTATGAAATGAAATTAGCGGCAGCGGCATCGGATAAAATGGTAGAACTAGGACTAGATCCTATAAATGTTCCCTGTCGTGTCTCTGTGATGGCTCAATTCGGAATACCTAAATCATATTCTAAGAAGCGCAGAGAAGCCGCCACAGTGGGTGAAACTATCCCGACTAGGGTAGACGCTGACAATGTGCTTAAGATTATCACAGACGCTTGTAATGGCGTTTTATACGAAGATGATCGGCTAATATACAAAATGACAGTACAAAAAAGGTTTGGTGATCCAATGGTTATTGTAACCTTAGAATGGGATTAAATGCTCGTACCTCGTAAAAAGAATGAAGACCTGAGAAACTATTCGGTGTTACCGTTTGATGCTGCACGAGATAAGCGCTTGCATGGTACAGCCGCATTAAGTGTTCTGTGTGTTCTTTGTACTTATACGGATCAACTCGGGGTTACTTGGGTTTCACAAGGCCGAATAGCTAAAGATATGGGCATCAGTAGAACGGCTGTAACAAGGCAAATTAAAAACTTGATAGAGTTTGGATATATTGAAAAGGTCAAGAAGTTTAGTAAACACCAAAAGAGTGATAGTTTAAAAGTTGTATTTAAAAGAGCGCCAAAAGATTTGAATGAAGCAAAAGCAAATTTAACAGCAGCCGAGCAAATCAAGATTGAAGAACAACGAGAACAAGCAAGAAAAGAGCAGCTCTACAATTATAATAAGACAAGAGAAAAACAAGGTCTAAAGCCTGTGGATAACTCTGTTAATAAACAAACCACCTGTTACACCCAGAGGTCACACCTACCTGTCACATCTAGAGGTAACACAAACGAGAACATTATAACGAATAATAATAATATTATATATAATGATGCTAGGCGGTTTTGTACTTTGTTTCTGAGGATATGTGAAGAGTATGGAACACCTCGTAATATTAATGAGAGAGATATTCAAACTGTATCTCATTGGATAAGAGACGGTCTATCAATGGAAGAATGGTCGGCAATACTAAAGAACCATGCTGAATATTGCTATAAAAACCGGCGTGATATGGCGCGTGGCATAGGATATTTTCAAATACCAGTGTCAAAAGCGCTAGGAAAGTCTAAAGATTACAGAACAAACGACATAATCAAGGGAGTAGTAAAGGACAAAAGGCTATAAAAATAAGGGAAAACAGCCCAGGTTTTCGCATAATATGTATTATGTTAAATTTTTGACCGCGAAAAAAAAATGTCAGGCGTTCTGCAAAATTGACACCCTTGCCCCCCACCCCTCTGGCGTACTGCTACAGTGTACCACATAAATATTTTCTGGATTTTTCCTGAGATAAGTGCGATACCAAATTAAAGGAGATTGATATGGCAAACCTACCAAACCTTGAGAAAGCAAAGCTAGAGTCCGAAGAATATGGCAAAATGATTAGGAATATGATTAATGCTCTTAATTCTGATCTGGTGGATTTGATGGTCAAAGACGATAGGATTAAGTTAATACCAGAAAAAAAAGAAGATTCGGTCCGAAAAATGTTTGGGGCTGCTATGAGTACGATAAGAAAAAATGAGGAATATTTGGATAGAAATCCAAGTATTTTACCGCAAGGACTTGGTGATAGGGTAGAGAAAAAGGCAGAAGCACTCAAGAAAGAGCGCGAAAAGTTTATGTATAGATATTCTATTCAGCGTAGTGATAAGAGAACGCCCAGGAAAGCCTTTGGAACCAAAGCTACGCAAGGACTTGGTGATGATGGTTAAAATATGGCTGAAAACAATTTGATCTTTTAAATGAAATCAAATCTTATGTTACAACAGCTAAAAAGAACTCTAGCGCAACAAGGAAGGAACTGGTAACAGGGAAACCACGTTTACTATTTAGGAAGGACGAGTAAATGAAGAAAATGTATAATGTTGTTCAGGGTCAGAAACGAAGAAATGATCCTGAGAAATCTGATTGGGTTAAGTTAGGTATAGCCTTTGAGGATAGTAAGGGTATGCGTATAAAGTTAAATGCGTTGCCGATACCTAACCAGGAAGCTGAGATCTGGCTGAGCCTGTTTCCGATGGATGATAAGGGCAAAGTTGATAATCAATCTTCTCAGCAAAATAGTAGTGCTGACAAAGATTTTGAAGATGAGATCCCATTTTAATGGCTAGAACGAGGCAAACTCCTATTGGTCGGTTTGGTGGTGTACGAGTTACACAGAAAAAGGTCAGAACGAGTGCCACGTTAGAAAGTAACAAAGAGGTTGTTGCCCAGGAATTGATTGCCCTGGGTACAACTTCAATTACTGAGATTATAAATCTTGATGGTACAATGAAAGATCCGAAAGACATTCCGGATTATGCGTTGAGGGCTATTAAAAAAATAACGCCTATGCCGGATGGTCGGGTTGCGATTGAGATGCACGATAAGGTTTCGGTGCTAAGAGTATTGGCAAAAGCGGCTGGTTGGCTCGATAGTCCGGATCAGGAAAGTGATAAGCCATCGATTGTTGGTATCAACATGAAGGGGCCAGCTATTGAGGATGCGGAGGTGATAGATGGACAAGACAGCAAGGCTTGAGGTAGCAGTTATAATGCTGGAGCAAAGAATAGAGGCTCTTGAAGAAGCATTAAGAAAAATAAGACTAATCAGTCACGATACATTGCAGGATAAAAATGAGCGCGATCCCCAGCCTTGATTTAAACTTTGAGAACAGTCCGACTGTTTGGAAGTTTATACACGATCAAAGTTTCGTTAGGGGCTTGATGGGGCCGGTAGGATCTGGTAAGTCCTATGGTTGCGCAGCCGAGATAATGTTAAGAGCGGTCAAGCAAAAGCCATCTCCTAGAGATGGGATCAAGTACTCACGCTTTGTCATCGTGAGGAACACATATCCCGAGCTGCGCACCACAACCATTAAAACATGGCAAGAGTTATTTCCCGAGGATGTGTGGGGTGGTATGCGCTGGCAACCACCTATTTCTCATCACATTAAGATCCCAACAAGAGGCGATATCCCAGGCATCGATTGCGAAGTTATATTTATGGCGCTTTCTTCTCCGCAAGATGTAAGAAAGTTATTATCCTTGGAGCTTACTGGTGCTTGGGTCAACGAAGCTAGAGAGCTTCCGAAAGCAGTAATCGATGGATTGACACACCGAGTTGGCCGATATCCCACAAAATCTGATGGCGGTCCGACCTGGTATGGCATTTGGATGGATACAAACCCACCAGACAGCGATCATTGGTGGCATGAGGTAGCAGAAAAGCATCCGATCAAGGGAAAGTATCCCTGGACATTTTTTAGACAGCCAGGTGGTGTGTTGCAAGCTTCGCCTGATGAAGTGCCGGATGATAATCCCGATGCCCAGGGCTTTGTGTTTTCTGGAGCAAAATGGTGGCGTATCAATGAAAATGCTGAAAATGCTAACAATCTGCCACCAGGTTACTATCAACAGCTGCTTGGTGGGAAGAATGTAGACTGGATTCGATGCTATGCCCAAGGAATGTATACATTTGTCCAGGAAGGCAGACCAGTTTGGCCTGAGTATGATGATGAGCTTATGTCCGGTGATGTGGAGGTAGATCCGTATTATCCAATACAAATCGGTGTAGATTTTGGTTTAACTCCGGCAGCTATCTTTGGTCAGCGTACTCAGGGCGGTGCGTGGCGTGTTTGCGATGAGCTGGTCACGTTTGACATGGGGCTTGAACGATTTGGCCAGGAACTCCTGGGAAGAATAGCAGAGCGATATTCTAAGCATGATATTTTGATATGGGGTGATCCGGCTGGTAATAAACGCGATGAGATCTACGAAGTGACAGCGTTTGATCATCTCAGATCGTTAGGATTTAAGGCACAACCAACAGATAGCAACGCTTTCCAGGTCAGGCGTGAGGCCGGAGCTTCTCCAATGTCCAGGCTTGTTAGCGGTAAACCTGGGCTGATTGTCGATAAAAAGTGTTTGAGGCTGCGAAAATCTTTAAGTGGTGGATATTTCTTCAAAAGGCAAAGCCTGGGCGCTGGACAGGAAAGATTTAAAGATGCGCCAGTAAAGAACGAGCATTCGCACTGTGGCGATGCTTTTGGCTATCTCATGCTAGGTGGCGGTGAGCAAAGACGCTTACGGAGAGGCTCGTATGGTGCTACGTTTCAACAGGGGTCATATACTGCGAATAGCGAGTTTAACGTGTTCTGATGAGCCTTATACAGCTTCCTACGTTTAAAATGAGGCCGGATGAGCAAATCGTGCCGCTACAATACAACCATCTTCTAAGCATAGACCTGGGGCCACACGAAAAAGAGTACGCCGATAGTATTTCTGGGTATTTAGATTATGTTTGGGAAAATTCTGAGCATGGCTGGAGCTGGGCAGCTATCGGTCGAGGCAAAGTTGTTTGCGTGTTTGGTGTAAGAGATGTTTGGCCTGGTGTAGTGGAGGCGTGGTTTATTCCAGGTGAAGGTCTAGAAAATCATACAAGGTCAACTTTGATAGGCGCAAGAGCGCTTTTAGCCGAGGTAATGGCTACATCTGGTATCAGAAGGATGCAGATTTTTGTAAAATCGCAACATATGGTGGCATTAAGGTTTGCCAAAGCACTACATTTTGAGGTAGAGTGTAAACACAGAAAGTTTGGCCCAGAGGGGGCTGACTATTATTCAATGGTAAGGTTTGAATAAATGGGTGGTATTTTTAAAAAGAGACCAGCGCCAGCTCCGGCACCAGTTGCTACACCAACAGAGAAAGTAATTGATCGGCAAGAAGAAAAAGCCGAGGCGCAAGAAAAAACAGAAATGCAAGGACTGCAAAAGCGTAGGCGCTTGAGAAGAACTGGCGGTATGCGATTATTGTTCTCACCTTTGAGACAAGAAGGTGCTGCTATGAATGAAATTAAGAAAAAACTTGGAGGCTAGTAATGGCCAAAAAGACAACCAAGAAAAAGTTTTCTTTTAAAAATATGTTTAATCCAAAGCCCAGAAGTATAGATGAGGGTTATGCTCAATATACTGGTATGCAGATTGCAGCTGGCGGTGGCCCACCTGGTAGCGAAAAATTTACAGCCAGTAAAAAAACTACATTTGGATTTAAGCAAGCTAAAGATGATTTCTTGATGGATATTGGCGTTAAGAAAAAAGGCATAGATTACTATGCTAGACTACCTGACAGACAGAAACGCAGCCAAGAAGCTATGAAAAATCTTGGTAAAGATATTTTTGGTAGACCAGCCTCAGATCGTAGCGCAGCGGCAAGAGGCGAAACTGCAGCTGAACGTGCAGAAAGATTAAAAAAAGAAGCTTTAGAAAAACAAAAAGCCGAAGGTAAGGAAAGACGTAAAAAATTCTATAAACAAAAGGACGAAAGGTTAGCAAAGTTAAAAGCTAAACTTTTGAATTTAGCATGACAAAAATTAAAGACGATCCAAGAGTATTCCATAGAGTTGAGGCAGACCCGAAAAGGGCAAGAAACGAGAAGGGTCATTTAGTCGCGGATGACCCTTCTACTCCCGAAGTAAATGAGGCTTGGGAGGGCGGTAAGGCTCCAAAGAAAAAGGCAAAATCTGGTGGTGAAAAAAGTACATCAAAATCCTAAAGGCGGTTTAAACGCTGCTGGTCGGGCCTTCTTTAATCGGACAACAGGATCAAAATTAAAAGCTCCGGTAAAGACAGGCGATAATCCTCGCCGAGCGTCCTTCCTGGCTAGAATGGCGGGGAACTCTGGGCCGGAGCGTGATAGTGAGGGGCGACCTACAAGGTTGCTCTTATCCCTCCGTGCCTGGGGTGCTTCCTCAAAAGCGGATGCCAGAAAGAAAGCAGCGGCAATAAGCAAACGAAACGAGAGTAGAAATGCCTAAGTTAAATGTAAAAGAAGTGATGGGGCGTGAGGCAAAAGCACAGGCTCGAAAAGATGAATGGCGTTCAATCTATGAAGATTGTTATGAGTTTGCTCTGCCACAAAGAAATTTGTATGGCGGTTATTACGAAGGTAAAACCCCAGGCAAAAACAAAACACAACGAGTTTTTGATAGTACAGCTGTCAATGCAACAAAGCGTTTTGCTAACAGAATGCAGTCCGGCCTTTTCCCACCTATGCGTAAATGGTGCAGACTAGAACCAGGTTCAGCTGTTCCAGATGATGAGAAGGAACGAGCGCAAGAAATACTAGATGCCTACGTTGATATTATGTTTGATCAGCTACGGCAGACAAGCTTTGACCTGGCAATGGGCGAGTTTCTCTTGGATCTTTGCGTAGGTACAGCGGTTATGATGATTACTCCAGGAGATGAAGTTACACCTGTTCGTTTCTTAGCCGTTCCTCAGTATTTAGTTGCAATCGAGGAAGGTGCTTATGGCACGATTGATAACGTATATCGCAAGCTACGAATAAAATCTGAAGCCATTAAGCGAGAGTTTCGTGACGTTAAAATAACGCCAGAGCTTCAGGCAGCTATTGATGATAAGCCACACGAAGAGCTGGATTTGTTTGATGCAATAATTTTTGACCAAGAAAGCGGTCGGTATCACTATCATGTAGTTTGGCCGCACAAACAGCAAGAGTTGGTGTATCGAGAAATGGATAGCAGTCCGTTTATTGTTGCTAGGTTCAGTAAAACAGCTGGCGAGGTCTATGGCCGAGGTCCGTTGATTGATGCGATAGCAGATATAAAAACTCTTAACAAAACAAAAGAATTGATATTAAAGAACGCAAGCCTTTCTATATCAGGCGTATTCCTTGCAGCGGATGATGGTGTGTTAAACCCCCAGAACATCAAAATACAGCCAGGTGCAATTATCCCAGTCGCACGCAACGGTGGGCCGCAAGGTGCATCCCTAGCTCCTTTACCCCGAGCTGGGGATTTTAACACAAGCCAGATTGTTATTCAGGATCTTACAATGAATATTAAAAAGATCTTGATGGATGACACTTTGCCACCGGACACAATGAGCGCTAGATCAGCAACAGAGATCGCCCAGCGCCAGCGTGAGTTGGCCACAAATCTTGGATCTGCCTTTGGTCGATTGATGACGGAGATCATGATACCGTTAGTATCCAGAACTTTATACGTTCTTGACCGTCAGGGCTTTATTCGTATGCCTCTCAAGGTCAATGGTGTTCAGGTTAAAGTTGTACCAGTGTCACCATTAGCAGAAGCTCCAAAGATGGAAGAAGTAAACCAGCTTCTTAATTTTATGCAGATTGCTAATGCGATGGGACCAATGGGTCAGACATTGCTTAACATACCTGAAATAGTAGATTTCATTGCTGAAAAGATGGGCGTAGATGCTAGGTTGCTCAATACGCCAGAAGAACAGCAAGCAATGTTAGACCAGATGCAGCAAGCTATGATGGCTGAACAACAGCCAGAAATGCCAACAGATGAAACTGTTGCCGGAGCGTTGCAATGAGTTCGGCTGAAGGTTGGGAGGGATTATCTCAAGCAAAGCCGGAGCCGCAGAAAGCGGATGACTTAGATATATTATATGGAACATTATTTAAGTCACAGGAAGGCCAAAAGGTGCTAAGTCATTTGAGGCAGATAACAATAGAACAACCATCCTGGTTTCCTGGAGAAGATCCAAGCCAAGGCTACTTTCGAGAAGGTGCGGCTGATCTTGTCCGGTTAATCATGAAAAGGGTTGATAGGAGCGATAATGTCTGAAGAAACAGAAAACACAGAAAGCGTTGAAACACAGGAAACAGAAGCGCCATTAATAAACGTAGACGCAAAAGAAGAAGAGCCACAAGCAGAGGCTCCTATGCCTGTGCATGAACAGCCAGAACAACAGGAAATGTCAGAAGATGATGACGAACCTTTTGATCGGCCTGATTATTATCCAGAGAAGTTTTGGGATGAAGATGGGCCAGATGTTGAAAAGCTTGCAAAGAGTTATGCGGAATTGGAAAAAGCATTTAGATCCGGCAAGCATAAAGCACCGGAAGGCGACTACGATATTTCGGATTTGGTTGATCGTGGCCTCGATTTGGAAGATCCGGCTGTTGAGGTATATAAAGACTGGGCTAAACAATATGGAGTTTCACAGAAAGCGTTTGAGGACTTGGCTGGTCAGATTTTGGAAATGAATGGCGAACAGGCCGAAGATATTGAGTATGATCGTAGAGCTGAAATGCAAAAGCTTGGCGCTAATGCCCAGGAGAAAATCAGTTTTCTCGAGCGTAACATCAAGGGAGCTGATCTAAACGAAGCAGAAAAAACAGCTCTTAGCTACAGCATAAACAATGCTGATAGTATCAATGCCTTGACCAAACTTATCCAGGGGTACACCAATGAAAATATCCCGATCAAACCTGTCGTTGCAGAACCAGAAATGACAGTAACAGATCTTCAGCAAGCTATTTCAGATCCTCGATGGCAGACTGATGCTGTATGGCGAACCAACATCGAAAAGAAATGGATGGCAGCTAACAACTAGATATTGTTGCAATGTAGGTTGTTTGCGTGTATATGTGGTGTAACGGATAACCGAGCGGCCCGTTTATGTGGTGAATCCACTGGTTGGCGTGACCACTTCCACGCAAGCGACCGCCCGATTACATCGGCTAACGGTAAGCGTTTTATATTAGAAACCTTAAAAGGAGGCTTCTGCTATGGCGCAGAGTATAACCAATGCCTTTGTAACACTATTCGATCAAGAGGTGAAACAGGCATATCAAGGCGAGGCACTGCTTCGCGGCACTATGAGAACGCGAACAGGCGTTCAAGGAAACACAGTTAAGTTTCCAAAAATCGGCAAAGGCGTTGCAACGATCAGGGTACCCCAGACCGATGTGACACCGTTAAACGTAACCTATAGCAATGTTCAGGCGACCATGTCTGATTTTATCGCTGCAGAGTATTCTGACATCTTTCATCAGTCTCATGTTAATTTTGATGAGCGTAGAGAGTTGGTCCAAGTTGTTTCCAAAGCAATAGCTAGACGTATGGATCAACTTTGCATTGATGCTCTTGATGCGGCTTCATCACCGTCAACAGTTGCAACTGGTATTGGTGGTTCTACTACCAATATGAATATTGCAAAACTTCGTGCGGCTGCTAAGGCTCTCAATGAGAAAAACGTACCAGCTGAAGGGCGTCACATATTGATGCACTCTTCTCAGCTTGATGCGTTGCTCAGTGAGACTGAAGTAACTTCGAGTGATTTTGCTGTAGTCAAGGCTCTTGTTCGCGGTGAGGTATCATCGTTCATGGGCTTTAATATAATCACTATGGGTGATCGTGATGAGGGTGGTGTTCCAAAGCCATCAACTCGTACATGTTTTGCATGGCACGAAAGCTCAATGGGTTATGCCGAAAGCATTTCGCAAAAGAGCGAAGTTAATTACATACCTGAAAAGACATCTTTCCTAGTAAGCTCCATGTTCTCAGCTGGAGCTATAGCGATTGATGACGAGGGTATCGTTAAAATTTCATGTACTGAGTAAGGAGACAGATATATGGCTTTTTCAAGTACCGGTTTGGTAAACTACGGTGGAGGCAAGAAAGGCGATGCGCCTGGCCTCTACGGTTATTCGACAACGGATGCGATTGGTGACGTTAATACGGCTGGCTATTTCAACACATTGTCAGATGTTCTTGCGGTCGGTGACACTATCTTGGTTCGCTCTTCAACAGGCGGCACTCAAGCATTGTCATGGGTTTATGTTGCAAGCAACGTAAGCGGCGTTGTTGACGTAACAGACGGTCTAACAATTACAGCGACCGACTCAGACTAATTAATATGGGGCTGGGTAACTGGCCCCTTATACACATTGGAGGGTTATGATGGCCGTAGGCGATACAGATTTATCTATTTGTTCAGATGCTTTAATCGCGCTGGGGGCTTCGCCCCTTTCTTCGTTTACAGAGGGAACTGATGCAGCCCAAGCTTGCGACCGATTATATCCAGATTTAAAAAATACGTTACTAAGCACTTATGTATGGTCTTGGACGCTGGCAAAAATCCAGTTAGCCAGGCTATCCGCAGCACCAATAAATGAATGGAAATATGCTTATCAAATGCCAGGCGACCATCTAACTGGTGCATTAGCAGTATTTGAAACTGACGGAACAGCACAAAGATCTGTTCGTTATGGCTGGGAAATATATGGCGATCAGTTAGTTACCAATATGGAAACTGTTTATATTGATTACCAACAAACTATTTCTGAAGCAAAAATGCCAAACTATTTTGTTCGTTTGCTAAGAACGGCACTGGCAGCTGAGTTAGCAATCGTTATTACAGACCAATCAACAAAAGCTGATTATTTTAGGGCGCTTGCTTATGGAGCTTCTACAGAAAATGGTCGGGGCGGTCTTATGCGTGAAGCCATGAATATCGATGCAAGAGGTCAATCAACACAAATTGTCGAGGACTATTCTCTTATTCAAGTGAGGCAGTAAATGCGTGTTACTCAGTTTCAAACAAACTTTTCTGTTGGTGAGCTAGATCCGCTATTACGAGCCAGGACAGATTTAGCACAATACCAGAACGCCCTGGAAGAAGCTACAAATGTCATTATACAGCCTCAAGGTGGTTTAAAACGTAGGGATGGCCTAAAGTTTATTTACAACTTTGGCACAAGTTTTACAGATTTTAAGCTTATACCTTTTGAGTTTAGCGTTACAGACAGTTTTCTTTTAGTGTTGGTTGTTGGCCGGATCTATGTATTTAAAGCTGGTGTTTTACAAACAAACATAAACTCATCAGGCAATAATTATATAGCTGCCTCAGATATTACAGCGGCTATGCTTGATGAAATTACCTATACTCAGGCGGTTGATACACTTATTCTATGCCATGAAGATTTGCAGACAAAAAGACTTGTTAGAAATACAGATACAAACTGGACGTTAGAAAACCTACCTTTAACGAATGTGCCGCAATATGCTTATGCTTTAAGTACACACTCACCAAATTTTACAATTACCCCCAGCGCAGTATCAGGAAACATTACAATAACAGCTTCGAGCGTAACGACAGATACCGGAACTGCCCAGGCTGGGGGCGCTAGTACAATTACACTTAAATCTGCATCTGCATATTCGGCTGATGATGCTCCCAATGGAATGTCCGTTACTCTTACTTCCGGCACTGGATCAGGACAATCTAGGTTTATTGATGATTATGTAGGCTCAACTAAAGTTGCTACAGTATATCCACCCTGGACTACAGCACCAGATAACACAACAGGATACAAGGTTGAGGCTTTCTCAGCGGCAAGCGTTAATGAATTTGCCCAGGTAGATACTACTTTTGGAAGAGCCAGGTATGTAGAGTTTGTTAGCGCAACAGTAATGAAGGCAGTCACAGAAGTTCCGTTTTTTGATACGAGTGGCGTTGTTGCTGGTAATTGGAAGAGTGAACATGGCTATGAGGATGTTTGGAGTAGCACTAGAGGCTGGCCAAAATCAGCTACGTTCCATGAGGGTAGATTATATTTCGGTGGATCAAAGTCCAGGCCCAATACCATATGGGGATCAAGAGTTATTGATTTCTTTAACTTCGATCCTGGCACTGGATTAGATGACGAAGGCGTTGAGGCAACAATAAACACTAATCAACTCAATAGTATTGTAAGCGTTATAGCTGGGGCTGATCTTAGAATATTTACTACTGGCGGTGAGTTTGTTGTTATTCAGTCAGAAGATTCTCCGGTTACGCCAGCAACTTTTCTTATTCGGCCACAAACAAGACTTGGCGCAAAGCCAGGCGTTCCGATAGAAGATCTTAATGGTGCGTCTGTATTTGTTCAAAGACAGGGTAAAGCCATAAACGCATTTCAATTTGGATCAGGTACAAACTCATATCAGGTGCAACAAATATCCGTACTCTCATCGCATCTTATAAAAAACCCTGTTGACCTGGCGGCTCGCAGATCAACATCAACTGATGAGGCAGATCGGTTATTTATTGTTAATGGTGATGATGGATCAATGTCTGTGTATTCTATCTTGGTCGGACAAGAGGTTATAGCGCCCAGCTCGTTTACAACAAGCGGCAGTTTTATTGCCGTAGCGACAGAGATCTCTGATACTTATTGTATTGTAAAACGTACTGTCAATTCGGAAGTTAGATACTTTTTAGAAAAGTTTGATAAAGATGCAACGCTAGATAGCGCCAAAACAGGTACAGCAGCCGACTCAACAACGATGGATCATTTGCAGGGAGAAACCGTTGAGGTCGTGCGTGATGGCGTTGTAGAGCCAACTCAGACGGTTCCAGCTTCTCCATTTACAATTACATTTGCAAAAAATTCATTATCTACTTTTCAGGTAGGATTAGAATACACGGTTCAGGCAAAGACAATGCCAACGGAGCCAGTGTTAAGTTCTGGATCAGTGCAAGGCGTTAAGAAGCGTATTGTCCAGGTTGATGCTCTACTCAATGAAACAAAAGATCTTGTAATCAACGGTAAACAAATATCGTTTAGAAATTTTGGTGTAAGCGTTCTTGATACACCTATCCAGGCATTTACCGGATTAAAAACAGCGCATGGTATCTTAGGGTATAGTGCTACCGGACAAATAACATTAACTCAAAATGTTCCATTGCCTATGACTGTATTAGGTCTGGAATATAAATTAAGTGTAGGAAACTAAAATGACAGCAGCGCTAACCATTGGAATGTCGGTTGTTTCGGCAGCTGGAAAAATTAAAGCTGGTCGAGCTGAGAGAGATCGGTATCGCAGAGAGGCAGATTTAATTGAACTTAAGGGTCGAACAGAGGCCATAGCATATAAGCAAAAGGGTGCTGACATATTAAACAACCTAAACAATACATTAGCGGCAATTATTGCAAGATCTGCCGCTGGTGGTGCTGATCCTACATCTGGATCAGCTGCGGTTTTGGCAACAGCTTCAACAGCTGATGGTATCACTGAAGCCAACATAGCCGCTGACAATGCAACACTTGCAGTTAATCAAGCCTCTGAACAAGCAGATATTTATAGAACCGCTGGAGATACAGCGTATAAATCATCAGTTATGGGGGCTATCGGAACTATCGGCACAGGTGCATATAGATACGGGCAACTAATAGGTTAGGTGTAAAGATGGTTCTTCCAAAGTATCAAAAAACAGGAATAAAAATTAGACAGCCTTCCGGCATGGATTTTGCTGATGCACGAGAAGAGGCGCGGTTAGGAAAAACCATATCAGCTGAATTGGATCGAATGGGCGAGTTTGCATTTCGTGAGGGCGAAAAGCTTGCAATAAGAAGGGGTGAGGAGCGTGTAAGGCAAGAGGGCGCTGTTCCCGTTCTTACTGCCCTTCAAGAAGAGAAAGGCCCACGCACGATTGCAGAACAAGCTGCTTTTGACGCTGCTAACAGAATTGCTGTTGTTGAAATAGAAACAGAAGCACGATCTGAAATGCGAAAGCTTGTTGCTGAAGCTGATGAAGCAAACATGGAGATCTCTCTTTTTAATGACAAGATGAGTGATATTCAGGATGGCTATACCGCATCTTTGCAAGTTGTAGATCCGATAGCGGCTGGCGTTCTCAATGCAAGGCTTCAAGAGGACAATGTAACGTATTCAACAAAATACTCAGAGATTGTTACGACAAAAGCCAAAAATGCCTATGCAGAAAAAACAACAGATATTTTAACAGAAGCAGCTCAAAAGGTTTTAGACTTATCTTTGACTGAGGGGGCTACTGAGGAAAGCATACGAAAGGCTGGTGAGGATCTTCTTCAAACGGCTTTGCTAAGAGGTGCAGGTGAAAAGAAAGCACAGAAGCTTGTTGACTCAACTGTTGAGGCGGCAATCAGAGAAAATCTTTTCTTTAGGTTTGAAAATGCAGATGTTCTAGGAAAGCAAGCTATCATCGATGACTTGGCCAAAATAGAAAAATACCCTGGCATGAACTTTGAGCAAACAAGGAACTTCGAAGATAGATTTAGATCAGAGTTAAATTCACAGATAAACACAGGCAAAGCTGCATTTACGAATGAATTAGATGACGCGATAACATATTATGTAAATACTGGTAAGGTTAAGCCAGGCTTTGAAATAGATGAAGATAAGCTCACAGCTCTTTATCGTGATGACCAAGACACGTTAGATGCGTTACTAAGACAATGGGAAAACACTCAGGAAGACGTTAAAACATATGGCGCACTATCTTCTATGCCAACTGAAAAAGCTAATGAACTTTCACAGCAATTATTTGAAGAAGCAAAAAGCCCACCAGAAGGCGCTACTGGCGCGGAAACTGACATTTTAAAAACAAGGGCAGAAAATTTTCAAGCAGCTTTAATTGCAAGGCAAGAAGCTTTACGAACTGATCCGGCATCATATGTTACACAAACAAACAAGCAAGCTGAACAATTAACATCTACAGTTTTCAAAGAATTGGGCGAAGGGAATATAAATAATGCGGCAATGGCTCTTACTCGTCTTAACGAAACTTTAAATATTCAATATGATGTTATAGGCGTTCCTCAAAATGATAGAAGGTTGTTGTCAAAAGATGTGGCGCAACAAATGATACAAAGTATCCAAGCTATTGATGATGACGTGGAAATTGCAATAATTAAACAAATACAAGTCGGTCTTGGAGATTTGGCTCCCAGGTTTGCTGATGAGCTAAGAAAAAACGGTCTAGCGCCAGAATATGTTGAGGCTCTTTTTACAGACGATCCAGGTTTGCATTTAGAACTGGTGCAGCTGTCGCAATCTAAAGAAGCAGACCTAAAACCAAAAGGCGAGGGAATTGCTACTGACGCAGAAAGACTACTATTAGAAGGCGTAAATGAATATAGACTAGCATATTTAAGAGGTGGAGATAGTGGGGCATTAGAGCAATACAATCAACAATATAGTGTTGCTAGAAAACTTATGTATAAATACATGACCTCTGATGGATTAGATGGTCAGGAGGCCTCCGCACGAGTAATAAAAGAAATTTTTCCAGAGTCTGATAATATTGTAAACAGCGATAGTGGAAGGTTTATTGTTCCAAAACAATTTAAAGCTCAAGATATGGAGGCTCTAAGTAGTGGCCTTTTAAAAGAGCGCAAATTGCAAGAGATGGGTATTGAAGAATTACAAGTTAAAGATTATCCTAACGATCTAAGTGAAACTGTTTCTTTGGCGTCATTAGCGTCAAAAGGTGAGTGGGTAAACAATAGCACCGGAGACGGAATAGTTCTTCACTATCGAACAGATAGAGATAGGCTAATTCAAGTAAAGTTTAAATCAAATAATCAACCTGTAGATATTAAATTTAAAGATTTAGCAAAGGTTAATACAACCGTAACACAAGCAATTCAAGAAGCCTTACCTGTTATAGATAAAGATGAGCCTTCCGATAATAATATGTTACAGCTTCCAGTGCCGCCTAAACGAGAAGATTTTAACATATCAACCATAAGCGAAGAGAGTAATGAGGCCAACTTTCAACGAGCAATGAGTATGTATAATAAAAGTATCACGGACTTGATGCCTCCCTCAACAGACGAAGGAGATGATGATACCGAGTTAGATGCTGGTCCTATGAAGTATATGAGAACAGTGCCTATAGATGCCAATCTTAAAAAGCGTAAAGATTACACATTTTATGTAAGTGATCAGTTTGAAAAATCTCAAAAGCCGTTGCCTTACTCATTGTGGAACGCATCTCAGGGCGAGGACTTTCGTTTTTTAAAAAATGATTTAAGCAAAATATTTAATTCAATAGATGACAGCGCAAGCGAAGCCGATAAAAAAGGGTACGAAAAATATTTGGTAGAACAAGTAAATGAATTTGTAAAAAGTAAGGGAAGAAGAACTATAAGAATACTAGACCCTCTATCATTTTCTGACTGGTTAAAAACCCAATGATGCGATCCAGAACCCTAGCAACAGAAAACAGAATACTCCGGCAGATAGCTGGAAATGAATTGTCTGTTGATCTAGGAACAGCTGTTGGTGCTGTCTTCGATATGCCCACTATGACATCTTTGTTATCAAATAAAATAGAACAAAATGTTGCAGATACAGATGCAAGGCGGCAAGTTTTCTTAGAGATGGATGCTGTTCTCCAGGAAGAGAAAAACGAAATAGAAAATCAGTTAGCCTCAGAAACAGATCCTCAAGAGCTAGAAAGATTACGCACCAGGGCAACTGAAATACTCGAATTACTAGGAACCCCAAAAACTGATAGGTTTCAGGAAAAAGCATTAGCTATTGGGGTATTCAAAACGCCAGAAGAATTAAAAGAGATATTTGGTGAGATTATTACTTTCAATCGAGCAATGTCAGAAGAAGAGGCTAACTTGCTTGTTCAAAATAAAAAAGAAGAAATGATTAGGGAAGCAATCATACAAGCTGGGCCAAAGGGTTTTGTTCCTGGCGCTGCTAAGTTCGCTGGTGGTATGGCTGCAATGGCAACAGATCCGCTAGAGTTTGCTTCTATGTTTATTCCTATTGTTTCTGGTGGCGCTAAAGCTGCATCAATAGCAAGATATGGAACAATACGAGGTAGTGCTGTTGTCGGTGCAAAAGAGGGTGCGTTTGGTGCAGCAATAACAGAGCCTTTTTATTATGGGTTATCAGCCAATCAACAGCTTGATTATACAATGTCAGAAGCTTTGTTTAATGTTGGCGCTGGCTTGTTTCTTGGTGGTGCTATTGGCGGTGGTATTGGCACTATTTTGGCAAGAAGTGTTAATGAAAAAGAAGTTATTGATATTGCTGAGTTTGGGGAAATTATAGAAGCAAGAAAGGCCGCAGAACCTATTTCTGAATCAGAGGCTCAAGCTCGTGCAGATAAAATTGTTAAAAATCTACGAAAAGCAAACAAGATAACAGGCGATCATATAACGTATGATCTGGCTCTCAGGCAATTCATAACAGATCAAAATATAACAGCTGAGATTATTGCGCCGAAAGCTATTGGAAAGCCCACAACATTGGGTGAGTTCATTAGATCAAAAGGCGGTATAAATGATGATAAGCCAACATTTAGAGGTGAGCTGGCCAATATAGGAATAAAAGCTCGTACTGGCTACATTAAGAAAAATGGAACGGTTGTTAGTTTTATAAATAATAAAGCTTCAGACCTAGATCTTGACGATATGGCAGAGCTAGCTTTTGAGGCTGGTTATTTAGATAGCAGAAACACTGATGAGTTGGTGCAAAAGATTAAAGATGAAGATGCTGGTAATTACACGTTTTCTAAAGCTGATGAGGCAGACGCAACTCTTTGGAGAGAATATCATCAAGGCTTAAATGATTTTGAAAAAGAGATAGAATTTCGTAATGAAATTCGTCAGGAGCTTGAGGCGTCAGGTCATAAAAACATTACTGATGATGAGGTGGCAGCAATAGCCGATCGTATGGCTAGAACCGGACAAATGGCTGTTGATGCGGCTCACGATATATCACTTAAGGTCGGGGATGTTCGTCAGGAAATGCTTGCTCGTTTGGGCTTAGACCCAGAAGGCGAAAAGCTAGCAGACTTCTCTGCATCAGAACGCGCTGATGAGGTGTCAGATGTAACGCCATATGATGAGATAATTGAAAGAGAAGCTGAGATTGTAGCGCAAGCTAGGGCATCAGGTGAGCTAACAGATGACCAAATAAAAGCTTTAGATGAGATAGAAGAAATAGATAAAGGCCATGAGGCACGAGTGGATGTTATTCGTGCTGGTATGGCTTGTGTGGTGAGGTCGTAATGGC